CTCCCAGCCGGCCGCCGACGGGGCGGAGTAGCCCGCGGCGCCGGACCGGATCTGCTCCTTCATCGTCGTGATCCTGTCGTGCAGCGTCTGGTGGTCCGCCCACGCCGTCGCGCTGAGGTTCCGCAGCGCCTCCTGGGTGCCGCGCACGTCGTCACGAAGGCCGTCGATCTGCGCCTCCGAGCGCCGGTCCCGCGCCTCCCGGTCCATCGACTCGCGGGCCATCTCCGCCGCCACCTCGTCGAAGCGCTGGCGCATCTGCGCGCCCTGCTGCTCTACGGCCTCAGCGATGGCGGCGACCTGCTCGGACAGGCCGTCCACGTCCTCGCGGAAGTTCGTCTTGTGGCTGTTCTTGACCTGGTGCTTCGTCGCCGAGACGTCGTCGTGAATGGTTGACAACTGCTCCTTCAAGTTCTTCTGCATGAGTTGCAACCTCACCGCCACGACACCCAGGAGGGGGACCAGCACGCCGACGGCGGCCGCCATCACCTCCGGCGTCGTCAGTACCTCGATCACGCGCCCACTCCCTCCCCATAATGCGGCAACAGCGCCGCCGGCGGGTCTCGCCGACGGCACTGCGGCCGATAGTACGTATGACATCAGACCCGAGCGTGGGGGTAGTCCGCCAGCGTCTCGCCACCGGGGGTGACGATGCCCGCCCACTCGATCAGGCTGACGCCATTGATCTTGATCGCGGACAGCGCCTGGTAGGACGCCCACGCGAAGCCGAGGATCTGGACCGTCCACTGGGTCAGTTGGCCCCACTGAAGCGGGTACCGACCGACCAGCCAGATCGCCAGGGCGCCGAGGACGCCGACGGCGACCACCATGGCTACCCGCTGGCTCTTCTTGAAGGTGGGCTTGTCGAGCGCCGCCTGAATCAGCGGCCACACGATGCCGATGATGACGGTCGTGACGAACGGATGGGTGATGACCTGATTCATAGATTCTCCTGGTCTAGACATGAAGACGGGCAGGATTGCTCCTGCCCGTCTCCAGGGTACTCCAAGGTTGGAGCGCGGCGCTCTACAGGCTCACCACAGACGGCCCGTGTTCGAGCGGCTGTTGTTCAGCGCCCGCTGGAGCGCGCCGATGGTGGCGGGGCCGGCGACGCCGTCGATCCAGTCCTCGAAGCCCCAGCCCTCGGGCAGGTACTCAGGGTGCCACGCCAGGATCAGGTACTGGAGCGTCCGCCAGGTGGCGGGGCCGAAGATGCCGTCGGTCTCCAGCACGGGCGAGCCGTTCAGCGAGGTCTGCGAGGAGGCCGGGACCGTGGCGTTCAGGAACTTCTGGAGCCGCTCGACGGCAGGGGAGCCGTCCTCGTCCAGCACGCCGTCGATCGTGGTCCCCATTACCTGCTGCAGGCGGGCGATGGTCGCCGGGCCGAAGATGCCGTTCGGCGAGAGTTCGCCCTGGCCGTCGCTCTTGTTCCACTTCCCGGTGTACGGGTTGACGTCCTTGGCCGGCGCGGGCTGGCCGCCACCGCTACCGCCACCACCGAAGCCTGACTCGTTGGACAACTCGTCCAGGTGGTCGTACCAGCGGCCGGGGCAGTCGGTGGACATCCAGTCCTTGTGGCCGACGACGGGCAGCGGACCGTGCTCCTCGCGGATCGCGTGGATGAGGCCGATCACGGTCGCCACGTCGCCGTCGGACATCTCCGGCCGGCACTCGATGCCGATCGAGCGGGGGTTACCGGCGGGGCCGGCGTGCCAGGCCCGGTCGTAGTCGTGGACCAACTGGGTCACGCGGCCGGCCGAGGCGACGTAGTGGGCCGAGGAGTTGCCGTCGTCGCGGCACAGGTAGTTCACCACGTTCTGGTGGTCTTGTCCGTCAACTCCCCAGTGGTGGATAGTGATGGAGTCAGGGTCGCCGGCGGGGCGGCCGCTGGAGTAGTTCGGTGACCACTGAGTGTCGGTCACGGCAGCGTTGGGCATGTTTCCTCCTTGATGTTTGGGTGGGGCTTACTTCGACGCGGGGGCGGCGGCGAGGCGGGCCTCGAGGTCAGCGCAACGGACCTCCGCGATGACCACGCGCTGGGTCAGTCGCGCGATCTCGGCCGACAGGCCGTTAATCACCTCCATGGCGTTGACCTGCTCGTCGGTCTGCGGCTGCGTCTGGGTGTCGTTCACTGGTTGTCTCCTTCTGGGCTGGGTGCTGGGGCGTACGGACCGCCGCCTACGGGCGTGCCGTCTGGGTAGATGTTCCCACCTCCAGAGTCGATGCCGTCTTCCGGGGCCTTCGGAGGCCCGTCGTGCCACGGCGACTCTAGGGAGTAGTCTCGCATGACGGGCTCTCCCGAGTCGTCCACGTCGGCGTCGATCATGCGAGCGCCCTTGACCAGCACGGCCACGGTTGAGGAGGGGGTGCCGGTCACGTCCACGTGCCACTCCTCGGGATCAGAGCGGTCCAGGACAGCGCGAGCGCCGTCGCTGGTGAGAACGATCCACGGGGCTTTGCGGGAGGCGATGCGCGGAACGTAGTCCGGCAGGGCCCAGCGGGCGCGGCCCGAGGAGTCGAGGGTCAGGTTCTCCCAGTACTCGATGCCGTCGTATGGGGACTCTGTCGCGGCGTGAACCAGCCACAGCCCATCGTTTCTGGCAGTGAGCGTCGGAACCCGCATGATGAATCGCTTGGTACCGAAGACGTGCATCCCGTCGTTGGCTACCCAAATCTGGTTCTGGCTGTTGAACTGCATCGTCGTGGTCTGGTCATTGGCCCAGAACCTTGACGTCGTCTCATTGGTCATGGCGACGTCGATCCGGTTGACGCCCACGTACAGCCTTGGAGCGTTGTTGCTCTTCATACCGAACGCGAACCCCAGGTTATTCATCCACCAGTACACGTGCTGAGCACTAAGGCTCATCCCGAGATTGTTGAACGAGAACGATGCGTCGGCGGCTGGCGTGTACATGGAGATCGCCGCGGTCCCGACGGAAATGTAAGGGGACAACCTACCTAACTTCTTCGGGTACGGCCCCTGAATATTCAGGGCTGGGTCACCCGTGGACGACTTGTTCATCGAGATGGTTCCGTCCCACCAGTCATCCTCCAGCGAGTTGAACGACAGACCGCACCCTCTCTTATACCCGTTGTGCTCGTCCTGGCCGTTCTCGCGGGCAACAATGTCGTTGAACCATACCTCCGACCAGGTGTCCCGACGTCCGATGCGGCCACTGATATTGATGTCTCCGGTCCTGGCGTTGATGTCCAGCGACTTCCAGCCACTCTCGTCGTAGACCTGCATCCCGGCGCTGGAAATCTTCAGACCACGGTTCGAGGACCGCGTCGTCTGGATCGTCGCGCCGGTGATGACCTGACCATCGACGGCGCCGGCCTGAAGGTTGTTCGCGCTGATGGCGTTGGCCGCGATCATCCCGGCCTTGATCTGCTCGAACTCACCGAGCGGGGCGCTGACGACCTTCGCCCACACGTGGCGGGCCGTGGCGTCCACGAAGGACGCGTTCCCCGTGACGGTGAGTTGGTCCGTGGTCAGTTGCAGGAACCGGCCGGTGTCGGCGGCGATCTTCCGTGCGGCCAGTTCGTTGATCGAGGCGGAGCCGGCGGTCAGCCGGCCGACGTCGAGGTTCGAGATCTGCTCGCCGGAGACCTGCATCTTCTCCCACGAGGTGCCGTTCCACCGCCACTCCGCCACGATGTTCAGCGTCTGGGGGTCCTGAATGCGGCAGGTGTCCCCGATCGCCTTGCCATCGAAGTCCGGCCGGTCGGTCGAATTGCCGCGCTGGTAGTAGACCGTCCCGAACACCGTCGAGGCGCGCTGGATGGCGGTCTCGATGGACGCCTGGGCCAACGCGGCCGCAGCCTTCCCGTAGGGGGAGTCCACCTCCACCCACTCCCAGCCCTTGTGGGAGTGGACGGTGGTGTTCCCGTTCGCGTAGCGGTCGTAGGCCGGCGTCGTCGCGGCGCCGGGGAACGTGGCCGGACCCGGCCACTGGATGTACTCGTCCTTGATCTCAGCCACGCCCGATCACCTCACTTCGCGCGCATGATGTAGTTCGTCGAGGACCCGCGGGGGAAGATCGGCATCTGCGTCTGGCCTCCTGACGCCAGGGCGATAGGCGAGCGCGGGCCCGAGTTCGTCCCGGTCGAGGTCAGGTACGTGTATCCGTTCTTCCCGACGCCGATATCCTTGTCGGCCGTGCGGGCCTGGTACCTCTGCGTCGAATCGTCCCGCTCACCGATCTCGTGGGTGTGCGGTGGCATCTCGTTCTGGGTGATCGTGTGCTCGAACTCACCGACGGCGACACCGAGGGACGGCGTCCGCTGCGAGTGTCCCCAGCCGTACAGCACCTGACCGCGCAGATCCGGCAGGTTGAAGGTGCTCCGCCCGTCGCCGGCGCCCGAGCGGGTGCTGATGACGGCGAACAACTCGGAGTAGGTGGCGCGGCTGACCGCCTGCCCGTTGCAGACCAGCCAGCCGTCGGGCGCGGCAGTGCCGTAGAACCCGATGATCCCGCCGATCGGGATGATGAACTTCAGCATCTGCTGGACCTGCTGCTGTATCTGCTGAGCCAGCGTCGAGGGGGCCGCGGCGTTTGCTTTGGCTGAAGCGGCGTCGGCGATGGCCGAGGCGGACGCCAGCCCGTTCTCGATCTTGGTCAGCGCCGCAGCGGTGATCGGCGTCCGGCCCTCGGGGCCGTCCTTCCATGTGGTCGGTGAGTATCCCACGGTCAGTCTCCTCGCTTCTTCAGGACGAAGATTCGGGCGTCAGGCGACACCCACTGGGTCTTGTCTACCACGCCGGCGTCCGGCGGGTACGGGCCGGTCTCCACGAGGGAGAGCGCGACCTGCGTCATGTCGCTGGTGAGTTTGTTCATCTCCTTCAGCGTCTCCGCCCGAGCGGCCCGCTGTAGCGCGTCGCCGGCGGCCAGTTTCTCCTCGACCTTCCGGGCGATCGCGTCGGCGTCGATGTTCTGCTCCAGCGTGATCCGAGCGCTCTCCGACCAGGCGGATGCGTTGCCCGAGCGGTCCACGGTGCGCAGCGCGACCTCCCACTCCCGGATCTCCAGTCCGGCGATGTTCGTCCGCTGGGTCGGGCTGGGCATGTCCGTGAACCGCTGAGGAGTCAGCCCCGGCGCCACGACGGAGACCTCCGTGTGGCTGTAGTCGGCCGGCATCTTCTGGCGCTGAGCGCCCAGCCCGTCCCAGTAGACGCCGAGGACGCCCAGCGTCTGCGTCAGGACTGGGCGGGAGGGG